TGGCGAGACATTGCTAGAATGAAGAACAGTGCCAACACGAACCTTCTCATCTTGGACGAGGTATTTGATTCTTCTTTGGATGCCGTGGGTACTGAAGAGGTGATCAAGATTCTTCAGAGCATGGGAAACTCCAACAATATTTTCGTCATCTCTCACAAGTCCGATCAACTCCTAGACAAGTTCCAGAACATCCTGACCTACAAGAAGGTCAACAACTTCAGCAAACTATGCTAACCATGAGTCGGAAACTGTCCAACGAACGCGCTCGCAGCATTCTTTCAGGAGGCGATGAGCCTGACTTTACAGCCATTCCTCAAGACGCAGACACCGATCTGCTTTTGGAAAAGTCTCTCCACTGGTATCGGCAGAATTTCAATTCGTCTGCCGCGAAGAAGTGGATTGTGGAGTGGCTAACTGCGGAGGGTTGTGACGAGAACGCAAAACTGGTGTCCCGTGCATCTAAAAATTCACTAAAGATGATCTCTCCGTACTGCCGCTGCGCCAGTCGTGGGTTTCCCCTCACAGACAAGCAGCGAGAGTTTATCCGCAAGAATGTGGATGAACTGCTTGATGACGCACGGAAGCGCATTCCCACGGAGCCGACCGAGCGGGTAACGGTTCAGGATCGGATTGAAGCCAAGGCAAATGAGATGCTAACCACCCTTGAGCCTGTGCTTGATACTACCATTGAGAGCGTTATGGCAACCAAGAAGAAGCCTAATCCTCTCATGGACTGGATCAGGGGGGCTGATCTAAACAAGCCTATGGCTACGGTGGCACTCCACCGCCTAGAGCAGTCTTACGCCGACCTAAAGGCAGCGCACGACAAGACGGACGCAGACTTGGTTGAAGGGTATTCTTATCTAAAACCCAAGAGCCTGAAGACCCTTGTAGAATATTTTGAGGAAGCCATTCGTAATTTGAATGACCGCCTTGGTGTTCTCCGAGCGTCCCGCAAGCCTCGCAAGCGCAAGCCCAAGAGCGTACAGACACAGATCAAGGGATTGAAGTTCTTGCTAAGATGTGAAACCTTTGGTGTTGACTCTGCGAAGGCAAGTGATATCATTGGGTCACAAGGCTTCATCATGTTCAACACCAAGAACAACAAGGCTACGGTTTTCGTGGCAGTGGAACCCAAGAGCGGACTGTCCGTGAAGGGGTCTACGATCATGGGATTTGATTCTGCAAAGTCCTACGAAAAGACTGTCCGCAAGCCCGAAGACTTTGTGAAGAATGCCGATGGATGCAGAAAGAGTTTTACCGCTGCGGTGCGTTACCTCAACGGCGTGAAGACGAAGGCGGGAGTTCCCACGGGTCGTGTCAACAAGCACTGCCTCATTCTACAGGTACAGTAATGATTCTCGTAGACAACACACAGGTTCTGATGTCCTCCATCTTTGCACAGCAACGGGACATCGGTGCAATTGACGAACATCTTGTGCGACACATGGTGCTGAACACCTATCGTATGTACCGCAAGAAGTTCTTCCGAGAATATGGGGAATTGGTTATCTGTCAGGACGGTGGAGCGTCTTGGCGGCGTGAATACTTCCCCATGTACAAGGCAAAGCGCAGGGCTGACCGCAAGGAGAACCCCGAGCAGTGGGAGCGGTTCTACGGTATCATCAACACCATCCGCGATGAAGTCGCGGAAAACTTCCCGTACAGGAACATGATTGTGCAGGGCTGCGAAGCCGATGACATCATTGCATTCCTGACAAAGCGATACGCCCCCACCGAGAAGATTCTGATCTTGAGTGGGGACAAGGATTTTGGTCAACTGCAACTACATCCTGGCGTGGATCAGTATTCTCCTCTGCTGAAGAAGTTCATCACGGTGGAGAATCCCAAGCAGTATCTGCTTGAACACATCATCAAGGGAGACTCTTCTGATGGTGTTCCAAACATTCTTTCTGATGATGATTCATTCGTGGACGAATCCAAGCGACAGAAGCCTGTGACGAAGAAGCGCATGGAAGAAATCTTGGAGTTCTACGCCGAGACAGGCAACATTGCTACAAAGTATTCCGCTAATTGGAATCGCAACAAGACGCTGATTGACTTGCTGCACATTCCTGCGGAGTATGAGGAAAGAATTGAATCGGAGTGGAATAAACCTTTTACCCCTTCTCGCGCCAAGATTCTCAACTACATGATTGAGAAGGGACTACGCAACTTGATTGAGGACATCGGAGATTTCTGAAATGAGCAGAAGCAATGACTGGAGCGAATACGACCGCGATCCTAGTGCGAGAAAGGCGCGTAAAAGCGTAGAGCGCAAGCACAAGAGTGCGAGGCGGCACGATGAAAAGCAGCAACTCAAGGACTACATGAACGATCTGAACGCAAGACGAAAGGACTTTAATTATGACGAGTACGAAGACAATGACGAGTAATTCCACTACCATCTCAAAGCGGACTCTTGAAATCCTCAAGAACTTCGCGTCTATCAACTCTGGCATCATCGTGAACGAGGGCAACACCCTGAACACTCTGTCGTCCACGAAGAATATTCTTGCGGAAGCCAAGGTTGGCGAGACTTTCACGAAGTCGTTTGCCATTTGGGACTTAAACAAGTTCCTTGGCACCGTGAGCCTGTTCAAGGATCCCGAGTTCATGTTTGAGGAGAACTACATCACGGTGAAGAGCGGCAAGTCCAGTGTGCGGTACTACTACTGCGACCCAAAGTTGGTGACTTCCACAAGCAAGAAGATCGCCATGCCGTCCCCCGTGGTGCAGTTTGATCTCACGGCAAAGGATTTCGCGGACATCATCAAGGCAGCGTCCGTGCTTCAGGTGGGACACCTGTGCGTCCGCTCGTCTGCTGACGGTTCCAAGATTGAACTTGCCGCCACGGACAAGGGCGATGTGACCTCCAACTTCTATTCGCTTGCGGTGGGAGACAACACTTCAGGAGCCACATTTGAGTTTATCTTTGATGTGGACAACCTGAAGATCCTGCCTGGCGACTATACCGTTGCCATTTCGGAGAAGGTTGTTTCGTCCTTCTCCAACAAGAATGAACCGCTGACCTATTGGATTGCTCTGAACGCTGACTCTACCTACGAGGCTTGATTCGTGACTACAACTGAAACCGTGAAGGGTCTTTGGGTTGAGAAGTACCGCCCACAGACCGTGGAAGACTGCATTCTGCCAACGGAAACGCATGAGAGTTTCATGCGGATGGTTGAGCGGGGAGAACCACAGAACCTCCTGCTGTCGGGAGGACCAGGCTGTGGCAAGACCTCCGTGGCGAAGGCACTCTGCAATGATCTTGGTTGTGACACCATGATCATCAACTGCTCCGAGGATGGCAACATTGACACCCTCCGCACGAAGATCAGGAGTTTCGCTTCCACCGTGTCCTTGACCGATGGGGTCAAGAAGGTCGTGATCTTGGACGAGTTTGACTATTCAAACGCACAGTCCACTCAACCCGCCCTTCGCGGTTTCATTGAAGAGTTTGCGGACAACTGCCGCTTCATCCTGACTTGCAACTTCAAGAACAGGGTGATTGAGCCGCTGCACTCCCGATGCACCTGCATTGACTTCCGCATTCCGTCCAAGGAGAAGCCTGCTCTCGCGGTGAAGTTCCTGAAGCGGGCAGCGGAAATCCTTGAAGCGGAGGGGGTGCAGTACGATGAGAAGGTGGTAGCCCAACTCATTATGAAGTACTTCCCCGATTTCCGCCGTACCCTGAACGAGTTGCAGCGGTACGCCGCGAACGGCAAGATTGATGTGGGTATCCTGAACAGCGTGGGTGATGTGGCTGTGAAGGAGTTGATCAAGCACATGAAGTCCAAGGATTTCGGTGCCGTCCGCAAGTGGGTGGTGGAGAACTTGGACAACGATCAGACCCGCATCTTCCGTGCGATCTACGACAGCCTGTACGAGACTGCGGAGCCTGGCTCCATTCCTCAAGCCATTCTTGTGCTTGGCGACTATCAGTACAAGGCAGCGTTTGCAGCCGACCATGAGATCAATCTCACGGCGTGTCTTGTGCAGTTGATGATGGAGGTGAAGTTCAAGT